GAAATTCCTGTCATTGTCTTATTATCCATGGATAAAGCGGCAAGTTGGGTTCCTGTCCCAATAGATGCTAAATTGCTATCTATGCTATCTTTGACTTGTTTCAGGTATGCGCTGGATGGGACCTTATTTGTAGTCGTAGACTCCACCTGCACAATATCCGTCTTTGCTACATAATCCGCCAGTTTCAGCATAAGGGCATCATTAGTCACAGCTTTATTGATAATAAAATCCCCTACCTTATCAAGAAAGGTCTGCAAGATAGTTTTCTTATTCTTCGTCCCGTCAATGATTCCCGATGTGTCTATAACGGTAATAGCATCAGCTGACGCCTCTGTGAATCCCTTGGCCATATACCGCCAGTTTACACCGTCTGCCGGCGTGACGCCATGCAGGTTATCCTTTAATGCCACATAGGTACTACCCTCATGGTATACTGTATTGTACTTATTATACGTGGCATCCGCGCTGTATACCCCCTTGTCTGCGTAGCCAACATTTCCTAACTTTGTATATCCTTCTGGTGCTGCCATAATATCCTCCTTATGCTACGATTTTCCAGTACAGTATCGCGTCAGCCACAACAAAATCAACTCCGGCCCCGCCTTTTTGATAAAGAGCTCCGGTCTCTATATCCAGATAAAAGTCAGGAGCTGTAATCTGCGAATACTGACTAGCTCTGTCAGCTTCATCCTTTGCCCTGTCAGCCTGGGTCTTAGATTGCTGGCTGTGATACTCGCTGTTATTTGTATCCTCCCCTGGCCTTGTTCCGGTTCCTCCATGGGCCCAACTTTCTGACAGCAGGGCAGATTCGTCTGCTTCTTCTTTTGCGGTCTCTGCCAACTGCCGCTGCTCCGTGGTTTCCGCCAACTTCGTATCTGCATACTGCTTATATTCCTCTGTAATCTCATTGGCATGGTCAACGGCGCCCTGAGCTTCCTGCCGGACCAACTGGACATCCTTGGCCGCCTGGTCAACAGCTTCACCTTTCTCAACCAGATAATCCACGGCGCCGTTCATCTGGTTTTGCAGCTCTGTCAATGCCTCCACATTAGCGGACCTGACCTGCCGTCCATATCTGGCATTCTTCCAGTCCTGTATCTGCTGATTTATGTCAATATGTACGGGCTGTGCTGCCATAACAATCACCTTCCTTTCGGCATACAAAAAGAGCGGGGACATTGCCTCGCTCTCGTCAATCCATATCAAATTCTATTCATGGCTAGTGCAGTCTGGAATGTACTGCGTTTCCAGATAGGTAATAAACTCAGGGTCCGTACAAGTCACCAGGCCGTCTGCAGCAGTCTTATGGCCGTTCCAATAATCATACCCTTCCACCAGTTCGCCGTACCCATTAAAGGCATATAATACGCCATCAATCTTAGTGACATCCACCGGAATGGTATAATCATCAAACTGGAAGGACCAGATTCCATCTTCTGACTGGCTCCATTTACCGGAATAAGTCTCGCGATTTTTCAATTGCCCATCCTCACACCAGCGTGTCAACAATCCAGCATCATACTTGTCTTGAAACACACGCCTAGAGGCTTTAGCTGTTTTTGACTTACTTGCCTGAATCTGCACACATAAATCATCGTTTAACCATATCCATCTATACCCGTAAGAATAGTCACTATCCTTCATTGGTGTTGACGCATAGACTGTAGGTTCATTTGGGTCATTCGGATTATTATATTCAATTTCCACTGCAAAAGTATTAAAAGATAATAGTAAAGATAATAATGCACTTAATATGACTGTAAATTTTCTCATAAATATACCCCCTTATAACCGCATTATATATCATTACCTCTTTTAATTCAACCCTCCCTTCATTAGCTACCAAATACTTTATTGTGTAGTAATTTTATTTCATCAGTTAAACTCCAATTATCCCACCAAGGGTCGGACAAATAAATATCATCACAATCAATGCGCCCTGTATTTATACCTCCCCAGGCTATCCGAGTTAATTTTCCATTGCGTTGTAATGTTATACTTACAGGTGCATCACTCCATGAGCTTGATGCAATTTGGATTGAATGCTCACTATCTCGACTATAAAGTAATCCACTACTATTACTTGATATGCCAAAATCCCCCAACCATGAATAGTTCGGTGTAATCCATGTATTCCCAATAGCAATCTGACCGGAGTGGATTCCCACTGCTCCATCATCATCAACATAGAACGTACCGTTACCTATGTCAATTGTACCACTAATGATATCAGAACCAATTATGGTGCTGCCCTGAATCACTCCCAGAAGGACGTGCAGGCCTGTATTGTCCCAGCTTCCAATCTCGTTTCCGTTGGCGTTCTTGACCACAATCTTTCCATCCTTAGCAAGGCCATACCCGCCTACCTCCAGGATTCCGCCACGGATGCGGTCTGCCAGCATCTGGCCGGCAGTGATGAAATCAGCCAACAGGTTACCGTCAATAGTCCAGGCGTTACGATAAGGTCCGTTGATGCCACTGATGGAGAATCCGATGCCATTCTGATTTATCTGGATGATATTCGTTGCGGTCTCTTTGTCCGGTGTGTTCATGACCAGGATGCGCCAGGGATGCATTTTCTTGCCTGTAACCGGGTCTTGACTGTCAAGAATAACATAACCTCCCAGCCCTCCTGTGATAAGGTTTGTCGCATTGGCAATCTTCCGGGCCAGTTCTTCATATGTTTTTGCCTCGGATTCCTGTACGGCTTTTGAAATACTTACCTGCTTATTCACGGTGGCACCTGTAAAGCTGCTCACTGTGGTCCCAAGGGATATGCTGCCCTTTGCCGGGTCATCCAGGTACATGTCAAGCTGAGCCAGTAACAGGTCCTTGCTGACTCCGTGAGGCTTGCTGATAGCCGTCGTGTAATATCCGACCCGGAAGCGCCGGATGTCTACCCCAGTATAATTCAGGTCTACGGCTGATACCTTAAGCGTATCCGGTATCCCGGACACCTCCTTCAGGTATTCTTTGGCCTTTTCCAGGAGCCTTGCGGGGTCTGTGATGTCTGGCCATTGGAACGTCCCCCATATCTTCCCGTATTCATCCAGCACGGTCTGCTCCGCAGTGATATAATCCTTCCCATCATTAACCGATGTAATATCGACCGTGCCTGTCTGCGTCTCCCCAAGCTCGTCTTGGTATTCCACATCCCCTCCGTAGGGTATCATACATGTTACCACATTAGTGGCATCCTGATACTTTGTTAGGTCCAGGAGATTGACGCCAAAACGTATCGGCTGTTCATTCTTACCGCCATAGTCGTAGGTGTAATTAAGATACTTCTTGCCGTCCCTGTATTCAACCCATATGTATCCACCATGGACGTCTATCAGCTGCGCTTTCAGCGTGTTCCAGGTATTGTCAATCTTAGCGGACTCCCGCTTAAGTTCATTGTTTTCATCGGCCACATTCACCCGGCCGAGGACAAACTGTTTCCGCTCCTCCACCTGCCCGTTATGGTTTTCCACCATCTGGGCGAGGAAATCATGGATGTTTCCACTCAAAGAAAAGGGGCGCTGTGCGCTGTCAATGAGATAGGCCAGGCTCCCCTCACATACCACATCTTTTGTATTGTGAAAATCCGACTCATCCGACAGTACGCGTCCCTCATATATCAATATCCCATCCTCCATTACCTGGATGGATGACTTCATCTTCTTCAAGGTACTGAAATACATATGACTGGAAGGAATGCGGAATGTAAGAGCTCCGGTCTTGTTGAGGGTAAGGGTCAGACGAGGCTCAATCACTCGCAGTTTCCTGTCCCGCTGGTCATGCAGGCAGTACGTTCTGCCATCAATCACATTGTTGATTTTATACATTACAGGCTTCCTCCCCTGTAGCTTACAGTCACGATACCATGTCCCGTGAATGTCATCACATGCTCTCCATCCTTTATCTCAATATCCGGCAGATAGTTTTCTCCCGCTTTCAGGTCAAACCTTTCACCCTCGAATTCCACCTGCATATCGGATGATACTGTAATTCTTGGCACCACCGGCATGGGTGAGCCTATAACAGTAAGCACAAGCGTCCCGTCCACGTTTTGGTTCCCATATTCCTTGATTACTCCTTCCTCAAAATCGAATGGGTCCCACAACCAGTCCTCATCCGTGGCCGTAAGCTCATATTTATATGGGTCACATTCAAATTTCAGTGTCACCAGGCTGAATGCCCGGTTCTTCTTTTCATATTCACAGGTCCCGCGCCCCAGGTAATAAAACCCATTGTCCCAGTCCAGAACAATCTTCCGTTTCTTTCCATGCAGGTAGTTACTGAGCTGGCTCATACGCCCAGCCCAGTCATAATAGCTCCGGTCCTCTATGTCACATTCAATCGTAATCTTGCGGTCCTCATACCGGGTGCCGAAGTAATCCGTCATATCAAGGTAGCCATCCGCTCCCGGTATGTCAATCTTACTCTCCTTTACCGATGGGAACCCTATATTGATGGACTTAATCCGAAGGCCAAAATCATCATAGGTATGCTTCTCCTCATCAAAGGTGATTCCTAAATATTTCATTCCATATCCCTTCCTTCCATCCTTCCACGGTTCCCCAGGTTGTCATTCACAGGTTCAGACACAATGCTTCCCACATTCTTCCCGTCCATATTGACGGATACACCGTCCATAGCATTTGCCATTTCCTGTCCCATCCTGCGGTAATCCACAGCATATCCCGGACCGTATCCTTCATTCCCATAGGTGCTCGCGGGGAGGCTGAATGTACCAGTCACAGCTCCAACACCAGCCAGTGCTGCATTGATGCCTCCATTCCCCATCATGGCGCCTGCGGCCGCCTGCATTGCATTGGCAACCACGGCCTGTACCGCTGCCTGCAGCTGGCCGGACATGGACCGGATGCCCTCTATCATACTGATGATGGACTGTTTCCCCACATCCGACATACTGGACGGAAGCGTATCCACGGAGCCGAGTACATTCCGGGCAATAGCCTTGAACTGTTCCAGGTTCTCGGTGGAGCCGGATGCGTCCTTGATGGACCCTGCCATAGCAGAAACAAGAGCCACCGCATTCTGAGCCGCCGTCAACTTCATAGTCTCCAATGGCGGGTTGAGAGCCACACCAAGCTCTGTCATGGAAGATACATATTCCTGCTGGTATTTTGCCAGTTCTGCCGATGTCTCCCGCTGCATCTGTGCAATCTGCTTGGATATCTCCCCGCGCATTGGCTCCATTTCTGCCACCGCTTCCTGGCGTGCAATGCGGTTTTTAGCCTTGAACAGGCTCACATAATCATCCAGCTGGTCGTCGCTCATTTCCGTCATAAGCTGGATTTCAGCTGCTGCTTTTGGTCCAAGCTCCTGCAATTCCTCCAGAAGGTCGTCGCCAATCCCACGGCGTTCCAGGTCCCTCAGATTCTTGCGCCACTGCTTCAACCCGTCCACCTGTGATTGCAAGTTATTAAGCAGGTCATCCGCTGTCAGGTCCGTACTGGAATCAAATGCATCGAACAACCCATACGCTGACTTAATCTGGTCTGCCCGCTGGTTGACGGCATCCTTGTACTGGTTATTGAGGTCCTTAATTCTATCGTTAAGGTCCTTGTACGCATTCGCAACCTTGTCCGTATAGTTTTCTTCCGCTTCCAGCATCCTGTCATTCAGGTCTTTCTTGGCAGACAGGTATTCCTTATCGGCGTCAATCCTGGCCTGTGTGCCTTCTTTTGTCTGTTTGCGTACCTCGTCCCAGTATCCGGCCTCATCCGCAAGGGTAAGTCGGTTATAAACCTTATGGTTTTCCAGCTTCTTCTTGGCTGCTTCCAGCGTGGCCTGTGCAACTTCCTCCGCGCTCTTCTTGGCATATTTCTTATTGGACCGGATTCCCTCAGCGATACCAAGGGATATATTGCGTCCAACCTCGTCCCGAAACACACGCGATGGAGAATGGATGCCTAACAGGCTCTTAAGACCATCCAGGGCCGCCTCACCCACACTCTTAGCAGCGTCAATGATGGTCCCAATGGAGTTTTTAAGGCCATTTGCAATTCCGTTTACGATGTCTTTACCAATCTGTATCCAGTCAAATTCTAAAAACTTAGCTTTGACACTGGTAAATACCTGCGGCAGTTTTCCGACCAGCTCCGGGATGGCCTGTATGATTCCGGCTGCAAGTTCGCCCAGTAATTCTATTCCCTTCTGCAGGATTTCCGGGAGGTGGCTTGCAATTGTGGCGATTATCTGTATCAGTGCCTCGGCGGCGGCACCGATAACGGCTGGGAGATTTGACAGGATGCCCTGAGCCAGCTGTCCAATGAGCTTGATTCCTGTCTCCAGGATTTGCGGCAGGATTCCAAGAATTACATTATATAACTTGCTTATGATATTTCCGGCATTCGTTATCAGTGATGGGGCCTTGCTTAATAACCCTTGTGTAAACTGATTAATTGCATTGGCGCCCTGTTGCAGCAACTGCGGCAGCCTTGTGCTGATTACGGATGTAAACTGATTGAACAGATTTGCAGCCTGCGTCTGCAGCGTTGGCGCATTGTTCAACAATCCCTGGACAATGCCCTCAATAATAGACCATCCAAGCGACAACAGGGATGGGACCAACATGATGATGCCCTGAACGATGGCAATAAGCAGGGAACCTCCCGCCTCCAACAATTGGGGCATATCTTCATTTAGGCCCTGTATCAACGTATCAACAAAGGATACGGCAAGTTCAATAAAGGCAGGCAGCTGCTCAACAAGTCCTGTCGCGATATCCGTCACAAGACCTGCGCCCATTTGAATAAATTGGTCTGCACTGCCTTCAAATTCCTGCCACAGTTCCTCGACCACCATCGGCACTGTTTCTGCTAGCCTTGGGATAATTTCTCCCAGGTTCTTCCCTACATTTCGGGCGACTGTGGCAACCGCGTCCGCCAGCTCTTTAGCAGTTCCAGAACCATTCAAAAAGTTGTCAAAGGCTGCCTTTGCGGCGTTCATGGACCCTTCGATGGTAGTAGAGGCTTCCTTGGCCGTTGTGCCGGTTATATCAAGCTCACCCTGGATTACATGAATGGCAGAGTATACGTCATTCAGATTGCTGATGTCATATTTCACGCCAGATATTTTGGTGGCATCCGCAAGGAGGCGGTTCATTTCCTCCTTTGTTCCGCCATAACCCAGTTTCAGATTATCCAGCATCGTATAATTCTGCTTTGCGAATCCCTGATATGCATTTTGGATGGACGTCATGTCTGTACCCATCTTATTGGCGTTATCAGACATGTCCACCATTGCCATATCGGCTATCTTTGCCGCTTCTGCCGTGTCCCCGGCCACGCTCTGTAATAGTGATGCGGAAAAACTGGTGACACTTTGCATGTACTCATTGGCTGACAACCCCGCAGTCTTATAGGCATTGTTTGCATTCTCTATGACTGTCTTGGCATTTTCCTTGAAAAGCGTTTCCACGCCGCCCACATTCTGTTCCAGGCTGGCTACAGAACCTAATGCAGCCTTCGACATACCGGCAAAAGCAGCAGTGATTCCAGCGACTGAGGCTCCCAGGACCGCCAGTCCCCCCTTGGCTATCCCGCCAAGTTTGCTGATACCGCTTGAAAATCCCTTTTCGTCAACCCTTGTATCAAAATTCAGATGGCCGTCGGCCTCAAATAATTGTAAGTCAAAATGAGCCATACTACTCCTTTCGCAGTAGCACGGCTCATTGGCTCACAGATGCTAAATCCTTATTTCAAATTCCTTTCTGCACTCCTTACATTTCACATATACCCCATTGCTATGGGCTGTGTTGTCGTATAACACCGCATTTTTCCCACAATGAGGGCATCGGTACCACTTGCGCAGCAATGGAGGCTTTTCAATCTTTTTCATCATCCAAACATATCCCCTATCTCATAATCAGATGGAGCTGGCTGCGGGATGGCAATGGCCCTCTGTATCCGCTGTATCCGCTGGCGTTCCTTCACATCCTTGATATCAGCTGTGTTTGTGTTCCGGTACATTACCCGCTGCTTAAACTCTGTACCAGACGACAGGCCATCCAAAAGGATGCGAAACTTCCACCAGTGCATGTCTGTTTCCGTGAGGTCAATCTTATAGTCCTGCCGGAACCCCGATATGATGTATTTTGCATCGAACGCAAAATCATACAGCGGCTTTGGTATCACCGGCTCTAATTCCTCATCTGCGCCCTCTGGTTCACCACCCGTCTCTATCGTGCACTCATCCATACGAAAAAAACTCATAAGTGGCTCATGGGCATCCCCCCATTGCCAGTGTGGTATGTTTTCCAGATACATCTCCATCATGAGAGTCATCTTCTCATCCTGGCTGAGTCCGTCACATCTTATCATATCAATGAACCGCAGCCAGTCCTTGAAATCAGTCACAATTTCGCGTTCCACGCCATACAGATTGACCGATTCAGGATAGGCTTCATAAAGCAAGTTCATGCTCATGCACGCTGTCCCCCATTCCAGTTCTTATTCCTCTGTTGGTTGTTCCGTCGCTGCTGGCGGTTTTGCCGTGGGGCATATCGGCTCATCAGCTGCCCTCTCTGCTGGACAGCCTCCTCATTGCAACGCATACAGGCTCCCATAAAAGCAGCGTAGGCCAGGTCGCACATACCTGCGTTCATCTTTCCATCAAATAATCTCTTTGCTGTCCCGGTACCATATATGTCATCAAACAGGTTATGAAAGAGGCCACAGTATCCGCGTATCAGTTCACTGTTGCTTCCGGCCTTCTGCACCTTCTTTTCATCCTGCCCCATCCGTTCAAATGCCTTTTCATACTTTTCAGCAAAATCAGCGTCCTGCAGGTCTACCTCAAACTCAATGTTGTTATAACTCCACTTCTGGCTCATAGGCTCACTCCTTTATTCTTATGTTCCCGGTGCAGGATCCGGTGCACTGCCCTCGGTAAATGTCACTGTCTGCCATTTATCAGCGGATGTCGCTGTACCCAGCACGGCCTCTCCTGCGGCGCGGAAGTTTCCGGAATAAATCAAGGCATCCGTTCCGTCGCCGGTTGTATCCGGTATAACGCTGTAAGCACGTTTCCGTGCTACTTTTGCGTCCCCATCTGTAAACAGGTCCACCGTTACGATTTCCACGGTCGCATCGGAACCAGTGTACTCGTTGTCCGTGATTTCGGCCAGCTTCTCATGTACTGAGTATGGGCTGTGCCGGTCAAAACTGTACCCTATCTGGGTCGCATAGCCCACCACGTCCGACCGTTCGGTGTCCTCATCCACATACTGTCTGGAATACTCTTTTGCGCTCTTGGATTCCGACATGGACGAGAACCCCTGCATTCTTATAAATTTAGGTTCTGCGGTTGTCCCCACATTCAGGAACGAAACCCGCTTGGAACGCTTAATCAGCTTACCATCGTTTAGCTTATCTGCATTTGCCATATAATCATCTCCTTATTCGTACAATAACCTGAGCTGTACCTGATACTTTGCCAGGTCCGCATCAGACCCAAACAGGTAATAGCTCGACATCAACGTGTTTGATATCACCTGACGTCCCTCCAGCATAGGCAGGATACCTTCATCATCCTGTCTTTCTACCCAGTCAGCCAGATTCTGATAAAAAAATGAATTGTCTATCATGGTCCGGGCATCCCCGTCATAGGCCTCTTTGGAGGTAAAAGAGTATTGGAACTGGTATATCTTTCCTCCATCAACATACTCCTTATAAACAGGTTCTGCCGGGATTGGGTCGAGGCTGTATGACCGGCTGTCTGGCAGGTAATCAATATTAAACTCTCCATCCCTTAGGTATGGGCAGCTCATGAAATATTGTCTCAGAGCTGCAATCACTGACTCATTATTTATTGTTTGCTGCAATCCTGTTTGCTCCCTTCTGTATGGTTTCTGCCTTGGATGTTTTCATCCTCTCAAACCACAATCGTCCCCGGTTCCCACCATCCCCTTTGCCTTCATAGTACTGTTTCCTTGCATAAGGGGCCAGGTACTCAATCTTTCCACTCCCGATAACCGTTCCTAGGGTTGCGGACTTTATCATGTATCCTGTGAGCCTCGATGTAAGCGGGTCCATATACCGTAGGCACTCGGAATCAACAAAGGCCTGCGCGTTGGAAAAAGCCTCTGACTTTTCCCTTGCAAAACCAGGATTCCACTCCAGTCGGGCGGTGACGGTTCCGCCTTTCCCCTTTGTCTGGTACACACTTCCCCGCGGGGTCGTGATTTGGAATACGCGTTTCTGTGCCATCACACACCTCCCACACGCCAATGTTTCAGACCACCCTGACGGTTATCTGACCATGATGTAACCTTAAAAGCAATCCGGCTCTCTTTCTGCAGGTCTGCCGGCTTTTCAATATCTGGCCCAATTCCCCTGACAATGTAATCATCGTTTTTCAGTGTCCATGTTCCATCGGCCCCTGCATATTCATCCGGTGGAACATATTGACTGCCGCCAAAATCAGCACGAACCGGTATCCTCACCTTATAGGCATCAGCAGAAACAAGTCCGCCATCTGTCAAGCTGACCCTGTTATCCGCATAGAACCATACCCCTTTTATCATGGTACGGTGCCAGACCCGCATCCGGCTTCCAGGGTCAAGGAAAGAATTATAGACTGTTATGTCTGCATTCGTGAGCATGTCCGCACCCCACTTTCCTCTTAAGCCAGCCAGTAGGAAGCAGATACATATACACAGCATCGTAAGCTTTCCGCATGACAGCATTTTCCGCGGTCTGCCCATCCTCTTGCTCCACCACATATGATACGGAATAGCCGTCATTGTTTTCAGACCGGACTGGTCCTGCCTTTCCTTCCGCCTTTCTCTGTTCCTGCTCCTGTTCTGTCATATAATACACGTCTGCTGCTGCGCATACTGCATCCTTTACCATGTCATTTGGTATGGCAAATATGTCACCATTCAGATGGGTAAGGTATCGGATGTACGCTTCTGCCCTGCGCTCAGATGCCGGGAAGACATCTTCCGGCATTTTCCCACCATGCTCAATCTGATAATATTTGTAATCTACATACATCCGTGACCACCCTCCTTATTCTGTTGGTGTTCCAGCCTTCAAGATAGCAAATGGGCATCTTTTGGTCTTATCCGTTTTCATGGAGTTAATCGGATTAGGGATTTCCCATCCAAGTCTCATGACTGCCCTTAACGCCACCATGTCATTCTGCATAAGGTTGTACGCAATGGAGCCGTCTGTATTCTGAACAACGCCCTCCGTGAACAGCTTAAAGGTGATGTCCTGACGGATTGCATATACCAACTGGCTGAAATCACCAGATATCATCAACGCCTTTGATTTGTCAAAGGCGCCGTTGTTGGGGAAGTTCATCGGGCTGCCATCCAGTGAATAAGTGGTTCCGTTCTGCATGTCGCTCTTAAATATCGGGTTCCCCGTCGTATCCTTCAGGCCTCTCAGTTTAGCGCGCATGGAGATATCAGCCATGTGTCCGTTGACGAAATACCCGGATTCCTCAATCTTGGCAATAATGCCTTCCTCCGCCATAATTTTATCATACAGGTCATCCCCGGTTGCAAGCGTCACGACGGAACCGGCCTTAGTGGCAGTCGTCACAACACCGTCCCTCCATGTGGATGGCTTATCCAAGTCAAACAGAACCGCACCGTCAATCACCTTGCCGAAGGCCTCAATTACCCTCGGCTTGACCTCTCCCCAGATGTCATAGTCAGAATCATCCAGGACGGCCTCAGGGATTGGTACAATAACCGCAATCTCCTCCGCTGTGATAAACTTCTTATCCCAGGCCTGCTTCGTGGTCTTTTTCGCCCCGGTATCCCCGTTGACAAAGTAGGCAATCGGGAGCATGTCAAGCACCGGCATCTTATACGTCTTGCTGGACATGTTCGGCAGTTTCCTTCCTCTCTGCAGGACTGCGGACTGTGTCACCACGCCCTGGATAATCTCCCGCGCATTCTCCTCAGGTATGAGTGATGCCGCGCCAGTCCTGTCAATAATCTGCGCGTCGCCTTCAAAAAGCTGTATATCAAATTTTCTATGTCTCATAATTCCTCCTTATCTTCTTGCTGCCATGCGAATGGCGTTGTTGATAGAATCGTTCGTGTTCTGGACGCTCCCCGCTCCACCCGCCTGTGCGGAAGTCGTTACGCGGTAACCGCCCTGACTTGTGAAACGTGGGTTATCTTTCAGAAATTTCTCAGCTGCCTTTGTGAAGTCTGTTTTATCATCCACCAGCTTACCAACCTTGAACAGCACATAGTCCAGGTCATCCGGCTTTACTCCCTTATCCCGCAGCAGGTTGGAATTCTTCACCTGTTCCAGTTCCTTTAATGCATTGTCCCTTTCCTGCTCAATAGCGGACAGATTTGGTTTCTGCTTCTCCTTGTTTGTCTTATAATCAGCAAGGGCCGCCTTGACCTCATCCTCGGTCATACCCTGCTGCTGGAAATAAGATTTAAGGGCTGCCTGCTCCGCACGATGCGCCCTTGCATTGGCTATCTCCTCCGCCTGCTCAAAACTATAGGTTCCTTTGTTTCCCTCATCACCGGCATTATTCCCCTGGTCTCCCTCAGAGCCGCTTCCGCCGCCGTCCTCGAAAAGCTGTAAATCAAATAATCTCTTTCTCATGTTTAACCTCCGTTTTTAGTGCGTGAACTGTTCCGATGCTTTTTTGTCATCACGTTTTGGACATAATAAAAGCACCCCTTATGAGATGCTATATAAATCGTATACAATTATATTGCGCATTGATATGGCACAATCCCAAGAACCATGTATCAATCAATGCCTTGCCTGTATCATTCAGCTTTTGCCATTTAACTGATACATTGCCGCTTTCCACGGTCTCAGTCAGCCGGATGCCCGCTATCTCCCGCAGGCCCTCAATCATAGTCAACGTGATGGACGATACGGCGGCACACACGATTGACTGGCCTCTCCGGCCATATCCGGCATGTCCTGATAATGACAGGCCATCTCGCCTTACCTTTACTTCAATCACCTGGCAGTCCTCCTTCCTGGCGCAACCCTTCCTTGCAAATCATAATAGATTCTTTCCCGTTGTTCCTGTAATCCCATCCGCTCACAAAACGCCTTGTATTCATCCAGTTGGGCCTGGTACTTGCAACGCGCCAGCATGATATCATCCTGAGATGCGCCGGCCTGCTGTAATAGCTTTACTTTCTGGCGCTGTGCCCTCATGTTGGTTTCCAGATACCGCTGACGCTGCGTGGCTTCATAAAGAGTATATTCTTTCCCTTTGAACACTTTTTGTCTATCCTCCTTGCGGTTCTGTTCTGCAAGCCACTTATCGCTAAACTGACGTTCAGATATACCTGGAATGAACGGATAATACTCATGGTAACAGTTTGCACCCTGCAGGCCGGTTACAGTCCCAAGACCACACACTGTTACTAGTTCCCGATAGCTCCAAACCTTTCCCTGCCATGTCCGATGGGACGGCCTTGCACCAGCGTGCCAGTCAATCTCAAAATACTCCGTGTGGAGCTTCTGCGCATTCGTTTGTGATATATGGCCGGTCAGCTGTGATAATCCTGTCATGATGGCCCTGCGTGCTGCCACGTCACACCGGCTGGAATATCCGCTGGCATAATCCACAGTGCGCAGTCCTGAGTTAGTCATCTGGCCTACCACACGGCGGATAACCGTATTGTAATCAAAGGCGCCGGAAGTAATTTCCACAATGGCATTATCCAGATACTGATTATAGTAATCCGATAATGGAGAAAATACCTTCCTGCCTCCGCCCATATCCACCATGAATCCCATGGACCGGGTGATGTTATACAGTTCATCATTGGACTGCTGTATGAGGCCATTCACAAGCTGCTGTAGCTGCTCATTCTGTTCATATGGGATAAATTCCTCATTGACCTGCTCATAAAGCTCTCTTGACCGGGTGTATTGCTTCTCAACCACTTCGTCGTAGAGTTTAAATGTCTCTGGGTAGTCATCACCCACAGCGCTCTTAACAATGTCCTCTATGTCTTTGGTGCTGTTTCCAAGGATATAATACCGGTTCAACTGGTAATCCGCGGAAGAGGTTATCTGTCCTGTTTTCTTAATCCGCCGCACCACGTCCTCCATGATACGGTTCTCCAGGTTACGAAACTTCCGTTCCACGCCTACCGTCATGTGGCTCTCATAAGACCGGTTCATTTTATGGTATCACCCCTGTCTGCTCCGGTATCCTGGCGGCAGCCTTCTCCTCCGTCTCTCCGTACCACTTCGCGCGGTATTCTGAGAGGGACATTACCCCCATGGACACATCCTTCCTGTCCTCATTGCGCTCTGTCTGTTTATCCTCAATGATGGAATCATCAAAGTCAATCGTGATATCCGTATCTTCATTAAGCCCTGCCACCCTTGATGCAATCCCCAGGCGGATAATAATGCGGATAAGCTCTTTCAATACCTCATCCAGTATAAGCTCATGCTTCTGGACGGACCGGTACATGTCACTGTTCTCGGATATGATCTGCGTCGCGGTCTGGGCACTCCCATTTACAAAACGGTATCGTTGAGTACCGAAACCGCATTTAACGGACAGGTAATTAAGGTCGTCGTCTATGGCCTTACTATGGGCATCCACACGCAGTTCCATGTTGACTTCTTTAATGGCCTCGTTGGTGTCCTTAAGATAATCCTCCGGCAGCCGGTAAAATACCGTATCACTGGTATCAAATGTAGGATTCCCGTATTTATCGTCCAACAGCTCCGGGGCTACAAATATACGTTTCCGCCCCAGGTCAAACTCGTTTGCATAGGAATCATAGGTCAGGTCAATCTTTCGCAGGGTGTCAACCGCATTGGCAAACAACGCAACCCCCATAGGATTACTGTCATCCTCGTCTGCATTATTGACGATGTTCAGACGGTCAACCACGAACTGTGGTTTATCAGAACCCGTCTCTATCCGTTCAGCGAGGCCAGAAAACACCGGGAGCTGTGACCATTCATCTTTTGTAAGCTCCTTTCCTGCTCCGGTCGTGCACTCCACCACAGTATTCTCAATCACATAAAAGCCATCTTCCAAACGATGGAATTGAATCTGTGCGTATTTCTTTCTCCGGCAGGTCTTTGGGAATACAAAAGCACACTCCATCACTTTCCCATTCTCCCAGGATAACGGAAAGATGTTCGGTGCCTCCAGATAGTTAATTTTCACTATACCATTCAGGATGTTCCCCTGGTCATCCACCTCCGCGTCAGCCAGATAGGGCACATACGCAACCGTTCCTTTGGCCGCCTTGCGTTCCTGGTATTCATTCCCCTTGGTCATGAAATTATTCTGTCTCAGGACATCCTGCACAAAAGCATCTGTCGTAGCATCCCCTATGGTAATCTTGACACGCTCATTCAGCAGCAGGTCAGCCATGTCCTCACATACCTTCTTTGCCATTCCCAGGCTGTGCCGCCGGCATCTCGTCCAGGTCCCCTGCCCTCCATATACGCGGTAGAAATGAAACTTTCTAACATTACTCCGGTACCAGCTGTCCCATTCCGCAATCTTGCGATAGAATGAGGCGTCAACCGTATCAATATCTTTTTTCTTGAAATACTCAAATATATTCATCCTCATCCTCCTCGTCCAATGGGTTTCTGACTGTTTCCTCGTACTCTTTTGCTGGTAAATAGGGTTTTAATTTACTCCACATTCCCATGACCAGATAACGTATAGCGTCCATACAATGGTCGTCCACTTTAACAGGTTCTTCCTTCCCGCGTTCGATTGACTTCTTGTCATACTCATAGGTCCCGAATTCATCAATTGCATTCTGCTGCCGTGGCGATACGGTCAACATGTCAAACACCAGGAGCAGCTGTACGCGGGAAATACCAGGTTTTACATCGTTTTCCGCCTTCCGCGTCAATATAGTGTAATCGCAGTCACGGGCCTCCCTTTTGATTTCCTCGGCCAGTCCCGTTGCTGATGGGTCCAGGTATAAATAAAAATAACTGCAGGCATACGTCTCATGCAGTTGGTCCGTGAACGTAATGAAATCCTTTGCGTATACGGAAGGGCTTTTTTGTTTTCCCGATTCCCGGCCGGAATGGAAATACTCATCCAGACCTGTAAGCCTGTGCTCATATTCATCCAGGCCAAATGCCTGGAAGGTGGTGGCATTCTGCTGCCCGTAGTCGCCACCAATACCAATAACCCTGTAATGACCTTTTTCTGGTTTGACCTTATGTCGGTCGGAGAACATGTAATAGATAACCTCATCCACACCTATGCTCTGTCCCAGCCAGACCCAGCGATACTGTTTTTCGTCGGCCTGGCGCATGACCTCAGCGGAATCAATCAGGTCCTGTCCCAGCCAATCCGGCGGTACATCCCTGTAATCTGTGTGTATATGAATGCAGTCATCACGCTGCTCCATCTTGCGGCACCACTTATTGATGGGTGCATTCGGATTCTTCGGAGGGTTATACAAGTATATCATCTGGAAACCACCTTGATTCCCGCGGATAAAGGTCGCCTCAATGTTTGCCAACTCGTCCTCACCTTCTCCGTCATCAAAAAACTCGGTCAACTCGTCCAAGATGACCAGCTTGATGGGCTTATCCTCGTCTATGATACCCTTTGTATCGTCAATACCATCGGAGCCGGCGAAGTACATCGTGGTACCATACTTTTTATAGGTTATCTCCATAGGGGACTTCCCAATCTTGAATGCGCTCTTTTTGACACCCAGGCGATTGATACCCCTCAGCATCTCTTTATACACCGTCTTACGCAGTTTATTGTGATGCTTACGCAGGACAACCACGGAGCCGTTTTTATCACTGATTAGCTGATAGTCAGCCCGGACAGCTGCATAGCTGGACTTCGTGCCGGCGCGCCCTGATGTCAGTATGATGTGTTTGTGTTTTGTATCGTTAAAAATCGGTAGGTATTTCGGTATCACTATCTCCGATATCCTGACCTGCTTCTTTTGGCGCATCGTTCACTACCTCCACACCGTCATCTTCATCCGGGGATGTCTCCCTGCGCATCCGCTCTGTGTCAGCCTTTAGCTGCTCCATCCGTATCTTCTGTTCCTCCAGGTCTGTCTCAGATTTGGAAGTCTGTCCCAACACGTCCTTGATGGCCATGAAAGCCTTCACATCCCCGCGCATGGCCTTTTCTATCATAGCCATAGTAATTATCTCCTCGTAGGTGCTTTCGCCCCCATCAGCACGCAATATATCAGACAGGCCTTCAACCTCAACTTTCATAGTCAAAAGCCGATTCATTGTATCTCTCATGGCGGCCTTTCGCCTCCGGGCCTCACCGGATGCCTTACCGCCTTTTCTGCCATTCTCTCGGGCTTCGCTCGGGCTTAAACGTATTAGGTTTTCATTGTTTGCCATCACCTCACCTTCCTATCTGGCTGTTTTACGTATAGAAAAAGAGACAGCCGAAGCCATCTCTCATTCTAAAACCATATCTCATAATATGTTCTACTAAATTTCCATAGATGTTATTCCCTCAATTTTCATTAATGGATAGGTCCTAATCTCTTCTACATCCTTTGATACATATTTTGCATATATTCTTTCATGCTCTTTTTCCCATACGATATTCACAAAATGCAAAGACTCTATACAAAGCCTGTGCAATATACGAATATTATCCACATAATCAAAATCCGCTTGCATTTCCGGAACAAGCATACCCCTAATTTTTTTCTCCTTATTCACCACAAGGCCCAATTGTATTGCTTTGATATCTTCCTCATCATGTGCAATATATCCATCCCGGATGCGCTTCATAATCTTATGACATTTAATAGCTTCACCCTCCACATTCTTATAAACTCGAGTTTCGTTTAACTGAGTTCTATTTCCAACAGATGATGTATAGCATTTTATATAGTGAATCAAGGCTGATTCAAATAAGGCAATCCTTACCATTTTATCATCATTACTTAATGCAAGCTCCAGAAATTTTATAGCCTTATTCAAGTCTGCTCTGTGTAAAGTATATGAAAGATATTTTCGATTATCAAGGTCATTAGGCACGGATAACACATCAGAATCCGGAATATTTGTTATTCTAAATATTTGCGTATTTTTATCTATTGAACATTCAAAATCAAATTTATTTATCATCTTTTGTCTCCTGATATTTTTTTCTTCCATCATACACCAAAATTCGCCAAAAGAAAATCCCCGGTTTAAAGGAGGCCCCGGTCGCCCTAAGTTTCAGACGCCGGGAAAATGGGTATAGAAAAGGCATCCATTGCTGGATGCCTGAATGCTTACACTTTTCTCATTTTAAATTATATCACATATCAGCGTGACAAACGTGACAATTTTACTTGACTCGCATAAATCTGGAAAATTTTTGTTTACAAGCCTCCGCAGTATACCCGTCTCCCATTGCTTCCGCTACCTCATCCCAGTTTTTTCTGTCAATACAGTAAAATTCTGTAATACGTCTTAATTCGCTATCATCAATGCTGTAAATATATTCTTCCGCATCAGCAACCATCATTTCAATCCTGGATACATGAAGTTCCTTCTTTGCTTTCCTCTCCCTAAGCCTAGCACGTTTCCGATTGATGGCCGAATGGTCGTTCTCTCCACGAATCACACAGGTTCCAAGTGGCTTCTTTCCTCGTTTTCCTCTCGTCACAACATCTGTAACTTCTCTATCAAGCGGACGCATAGACATAATTTCTGCTTCTAAATTCCGTATTCTACGTTCTTCATCTTCTGCCTCTTTTATCATGCTTGCATATTGTCTTAATATGCTCTTATCTGCCATTCTAAAACCTCCTTACCCCGCGCACTTGCCATGCACGGCCTGTGTCTCCTCCGGGTCCTCAATGATATAACACTCCATGGTTGTATTGACATTGCTGTGTCCCAGGACCGCCGCTATGTCCTTAAGTGATGCCCCATGCCGGGCCATGTATGTAGCCAGATACGCCCGGAACCTATGCGGGTGCAGGTTTAACCCTTCAAGCCGCGGGTCACTGGCCACTATCTCTTTGAGCATCTTGCGTATGGTGCAGGTGCACACCCTACCATACACACCACCAGTTTTTCTAAAATTAATAAACAGGGCCGCGCTGGTGTCTGGCAGTGCCCGGCGCCACTCCAGGTATGCTTCCAGGTGTACAATCGCCCTGGGAGTAAAGAAGGCCGGCCGTTCCTTGCGTCCCTTACCGTAAATGATGCAGCGCTTCCGGCTGATGTCTATGTCACCTGCATCTAATCCGACCAGCTCTGATATACGCATCCCTGTAGCCACCAATATCTCCACAATGGCCCTATCCCTGACGTGCCGGCAGCCACACCGGATGATTTCCACTTGCTCGTCCGATAGCACCCGCTTCACACGCTGCTCCTCTTTAATCTTATAGACTTTACCCATGGGATTCTTCTTGGGTTTCCGCATGAGGCAACCACCATCTTCCAGTAAATCCTCATTCATGAGCCATTTGTAAAATGACTGAAAGACGTGAATCTTATTGTTAAGGGTGTTATCCTTGTTGTGGTGCTCCGTCTGCTTCCAGGCCAGATAGGCCCTGATGTCATTGCTTGTCACGTCCGCGTAGTTCTTCCGCAGGAATTGGAAAAGGCATTTAAGTTCGCCACGGTAGTTCACGATAGTGGCATCTGTTCTCTTCTCCAATTTCAAACACTGCAGGAACATCTCCACCACCCGCGGGGTATCATCCACGTACTCTGCCGGCAACTGCCGTTCCTCCGACTCTGCCAGGATAGTCTTATTCATCAAATTCATGTACAAGGCCGCCTCGACCTCTTTCTGCCGTCTGAGCTCGTCCCACATCTCCATCTGAGTTACCAATGTGTTTAATACCTGCCGTATAAAAACATCTGTATTAATCGCTGTCTGCATATTATATCCTCCCTCATATATGGTATTATTTTCCACTTGTTCACCATGCTTGAGTAAGCTATAATATACTCAAGCAATATCAGAGCGGTGGTAGCATCTTGGCGGGTGTCCACCGCTTATTTTCTTTCACGCACATATGTTCTTTTCTTTCGTTTTTATTTGCCGGGGTAATCCCCCGGCTTGTTTTATCTATACTCGTTTTACCACAATCGGTATCCTGCCCAAATCGTGCCCGCATCCCTTCAATACTTGCGTCACCCGGTTCCACTCATCGGCCAGTTCTGACTCCTTCCCATCCTCCACCCTCACAAAGGTATATCGCTTTTGGTACAGGATACCCACATCACTGTAATGCTCTATCTGCTGCCGGTGCCGGATGCCCAGCATTACCATCAGCTCCGCTGCTCTGTACCGGCCGTCGTATTGGCCACAATCATACAGGTCATAGTACACGGGTCTTGATGCCACGTACAATCACTCCCTTCGGTGGCTCCCGCAGCTCCGGAACCGGGCACAGGCTGGTGTATATGTAGGCCGGCGCCGTCCGGATGCGCTCCTTGATGGCCTCGTCGGCCTGGGCGGCCAGGGCCTTGCTGCGGTCGATGCGGCTGACCTTGGACTGCTTACTGCCTTTCTTTATCATAAACATCCTCCACCCATTCCAGTGGTTCTCCACAATCTTGACAATAGTCTTGCCCCATCTCAACCTTGCCGGCACAGTTAGGACACTCATACATAATGCCATGTTCCATTTCAAGCTTTATTTTAGCCATCCTTCTTGTCCTTTCAAAATTACACAAATTTCAGTTTTGTTGTGTAATAATACTTATCGTTACGCAACATTATCATTAAGATACTTGTCCAGGGCCTGCCGGATTACCCAGCTTATGGCCCTGTCCTCCTTCTGGCAGAAGGCGGTTACCCGTTTCAGTTGTTCCGGGTCCATGCTTATATTCTGCCGGATATACTTTTTATCGGTTTCTTTCTTCGGTCGTGCCATACTTCTGCCTCCTTCCGTGTATAGATACACAATTTTTTGTTTATGTTAATTTGAATACTCAGCACTTCTTCCCCGGTTCTGGCCGGTATGGTTCCGGCAGTGGCATCCATGCAACAACACTTTTCATTTCTTCTCTCCATGCCTTATTTTCGCTATTATCACCGTCAGCAACTATGAACCATTTTTCGCATTCATAATAGCAGTATTCAATATCGTATCCTCCAAATTGTTTTGCAAATGTTACAAGGAAAAATTTTGGTTCATCCGGCAACTGTTCCGATACTGGAATCCATCTTCGACTCTTCTTTTCTTCCAAAACAGTTATTGCCTCTTCGATAGCATAGTCTTCGGGTTCTGGATATACATATCTATGCCCAGACGCAAAAGCCGGAGCACCAATCATATCTGCATAATCCTGTAATGGATTTTGCATACCTTTTAGTAATTCTATTGCTTCTTGCTCTTTCATATAGTTTCTCCTTTTCCATAGTTAAATGTTAATTCTCTGGGATATCCTTTTCCAGAATATACTCCAGGCAGGTGTGATTATTTTCTAAATATGTTTCATTGCACATGACCACTATCCAACCTTTATCCAGGCTTTCTCTAAGAGCAGTCATAGGATTTGTATAATTGTTCGGATATGTTCTCACTACCTTCTGTTTTTTCATTCCACGCCTCCATCAAAATGTTAATTTACAAACTTGAACCACCGTTCTTTTATGTCAGATTACGTCTCCACTCTTCATGTTTTAAGCGTTCATTTTCCTTAACTTGTTGTCCATATCCGACCACAAGAACAATGTTCACAGCAACAGAAAATCCCAATAATACTCCTAATATAGCTAATACAACAATCATCTTACTTCCTTCCTCTGGTTCTCCCGAAAATTAAAATAGCTACTATTGAATAGTTGCTTTAAAGCTGTTATAATTGAATCAAATAACAGGGAACGCAAAGCCGCCAGTAGACCCTTGTGTGGTTGAAATTCCACACCCGCTAGTGAAAACGTCGGGCAGAGCCGTAAGGCTCTTTTTTTGTTCCCTTAAATTTTAAAGCTTGTCTAACAGTTTTCTAAATTCCTTCGATGGCCTCCTGACCCGCTCCCACGCCAGCTCCGCTCCGCAGTATGGGCAACATTTATATTCCTCTGCCACGCCCATTCCGCAGGAACACTCATATTCCGGTTTCATGGGTTTTGAACCCTGGATGGAATATGCAACAATCTCCGGCACGACCACTTTAATCAGTCTTAATTTTCTCATTTCGTCACCTCAATCCTAATTTTCCAACATCGGCAGCATTGCTGGCATCTGCCCCGTCTGGTATGACATCTCAATCTGCGGTGCAATCCATTCTCCAGCCGTCCGTCCATCTGGCAATACAATATCGTACAAAAACTCCCGCTCCACCGTGCTGATACCAGCCTCCACCGCCTCCAGCTTAGCCTTGACAATTAAATACAGTGCCCTCCAACGGCTTCGGCAGGCTTGCTCCCATGCAGTATGCGCCGCATCATCCGCCCGGCGTTGCCCTCGGCCCGGAGTATACCAAAATTCTTTCGCTGACTTGTCTGGGAGAGGAAGCAGAAATCGAATCTGCCGCCCGGACATTGTAAATCCGATAACCGCCATATTAGCTTTGTATCCGCTCACAAACTGTTCTGCTCCGTGTGTTTGAACAAGCTCTTCTATATTTGCCTTCGTCCGTGCCACGGATACCGTAGTTTTTTCAGCATATGCCATCTTGTACCTCCTTCTCTATCAAATGCTAATTCTGTGTGTGTATTGGTTCATAAAATTCCTCTATCTGACTTTTTTCTTTTTCAGCATTCCAAAGCTTTGCATACATTTCTGGAGTGATTTCATGCTGAACAAGCGTAATAATCGCTTTCATAATCTTTTGGTCTTTCAAAAGCTCCATATATACCTCCAAATAACGATTTATGATATCACGTTCCTATTACGCTCTCCTGGCATGCATCCAAAGTGTATGTGCAGCTCCGTCCGCCGCTTTGTCTTGATATACACATGGTCCCCGCTTATCTCCCTGCCGCACTCACTGCAGATATAGACCGGGGATTCGGGCTGTTTTTTTTCTTTAGCCACCATCGTTCCTCCTTTTACTTCTGGCCTCCAGCTGGTCCATCAGGTCCTGAAGCATGTGCAATACCAGTGGACAGGATTGATACCGTTCCCGCAGCATCTTCTCCCGCTGCACCACATCCTCCCATTCAGGTGATTTCCAGTCGGGGGGATTCTTATATTGGCGCCAGAACCCATTATAGACATCATTGTAAATACCCTGTACCTGCTGGTCTGTCAGAATCATCACATCATCCAAGGTCATAGGCTTTCCAGCCTCATATAGATTCCTGGCCGCGCTGCCCAGTACTTACAGATTACCTCACTGGCCACTTGGGCATCATCCCGCCAAAATCCCAGGTCTGTCATGACATCCTTAAGCAGTTTAACCAGATTATCTGTATCTGGCTTACTGGTTTTATACTCACCATCCCAGTGGCTGCCCTGGAGAGGAAAGCACCACCAAGTCGTCAAACGGAGCGCACCCTGTGCCGGTTCCTTAGGCACATGCCTTGACATGTGTGCCCTCAGCTTCGCCCTGGCTGCTTTCAACTCTGCTGGCTCATAGAATACCGGCTTCCCGTTTACCACATGCACCTGCTTCTCCTGATGGGTACAGGTGGGTGGTTCCATCGGCATAAAAAAATCAATCATCATAGCTTCACCTCTTTAAAGTGCAAAACAGCTTGTTTGGTGTGAAAATCTCTTCTGTCAAAGGACAGGGGAAGGAAGGACGGCGGGCAGCGCTTAAGCCCGCCTTTCTTTCCCCCTTTGACCGTCAGGGAAATGTATATATTACCCCCTGTAAGGGGGTACATTTTCCTTCCCTCGGAAAAACTCGGTATTTTCTCGACTTTTTCCCTCAAAGGGAAATTATCGGTAAATTTCGTGTTTTTCACTTTGATAGGGAAAAGGGAAACTATCGTATTTTTCCTTATGAGGGAAATTGTTTCCATTCGAGTTTTTCCTTATGAGGGAAACCCTTTCCATCCGTATTTTTCCCTTTACTTCTTACCCACATTTCCTTCATCGATCCAGAATCCGCCATGCTCTTTTATACGGTTCCGAACTGTTTTTTCGGTTGTCCCCATACTCTCCGCCAGTTCTTTCACAGTTACTTTTCCATCCTCATTGAAACTTTTAAGGGACTCATACTGCTCTTCCAGGCTCTGCATGCGGTCCTTTTTAGCCTGCTCAGGCGTCCGTTTTTTCTTGAAGTTTTTTTGCCATGATGCCCCGTCGGCCTCCGGCTGTATATCGTTCAGAATGCCCACACCGTCCACCCTATGGCAGGGATAATCAAACCATAGGTTGACCGCGGGGAACTTCGGAAACTCTCTCAGAGTCCCCTCAATGCGCCAGGCCGTCACAGCCCTGGCCCTTATCTTAGCGGCCTCCACAATGCGCTGCAGGGCCGCCCATTGCCATTTGTCCAGCTTATTCTCGCAGTAAATGAGCATCTGATAGCTGCTGCATAAATCATCCTCTGACAGGTCATCCTCCCATTTAAAATGGGCATCCAGGTACTGCTTGCAAGCCGCACACACAGCCTTGTTCTCCTCGGCCTTAAGCACATCCTCAGACAGTTCAAGCTCTATCATATCCAGCATAGCGTCCGGGTCGCGGGCAAACACACCGGAGCCGGATGCCCGGTCCATGGCCTTCTTGCTTCCCTGGCCGCCCTTACTGTGGTGATGGCAATAGATAACCGCCACACCCAGTTCTGTACAGACCTTGTCAAACTGGTTGCAGAAGTTGGCCATCTGGTCCGCGCTGTTCTCGTCGCCGGTGATGACTTTATAAATGGGGTCAATCACAATGGCTATGTAGTTCTTCTTGGCGGCCCTGCGTATGAGCATCGGAGCCAGTTTGTCCATAGGCCGGGACTTACCACGCAGGTTCCAGATATCAATGTTTTTAAGGTTGTCCGGTTTCCATCCCAGAGCCTGGTACACATCCCTGAAACGGTGCAGACAGCTGGCCCGATCCAGCTCCAGATTCACATACAGGACTCTCCCCTGGGTGCACTTCCATCCCAGCCACTCCCTGCCCTCCGCAATGGCTATACACATCTCAATCTGCAGGAAGGACTTTCCGGCTTTTGATGGCCCGGCTATGAGCATCTTATGGCCCTGCCGCAGCACACCGTCAATCAGACATGGCGCCAGCTCCGGGAGGTTGTCCCAGACATCCTCCAGACTCTCTGGATCCGGCAGATCGTCATTGACAGACTCAATCCATTCCTTCCATTCGCTCCAGTTAGCCTTCCCGATATTGGTGTCCATCAGGAACTGTTTATGTTCCCCACGGATAATCCCGGGCATCCTGGACAGTCTGGATGGGTTACGGTTCTGCGGGTCTATCTCCAGGCCGTTCTTCCGGCAGATGTCGTACAGGTAGTCCACACGCTTCCGGTATTCCGTATAATCTGCGGCATCCACCCGCACAATGGCGTGCAGGCTTTTCCCTCCACTGTGCACCAGGCAGGCCACCGGAAGCTCCAGCTCCCTGATGATGGCATTCTGTTTTTCAATGTCCATTCCATCTGACTCAACCAGTGAATACCTATAGTCTGCCACATTGGCATCACGGACACCTGTTCCATCCAGGGGATTGAACCGTATCCAGGCCCCTCCTGCTGGGTTATAGTCACCCATTACTTTCCCTATGTCCCCATCACAGTTTGCCAGGGCCTCAATCAATTGCCCTGCCGTACGGTCAAATGAGCCTTTATCCGTGGGTTTCCATCTTCCATCCTCCGCCTGATAGCTCTTAACCACATAACCCACATTCTCACCGGCTTCAAACAGTGTTTCCAGATAGGTGATAAGCTGCTTCACTGGGTCCCATCTGCCGGGTTCCTGTATTTCCCGGCCTTCCACCCAATTTTTATCTATGACAATTCCCTCGGAAGATATGGCGTCATCCCAGTCCAGTGCATGTCCCGGGTCATAAGGCGGCATCCACCCCTGTTCCCTGGCGTACTGGACAATGGTACCGCCCGTCACTGGTGTACCATGGCCATGGAAACCATTCCATTTCTTCTGGCACTCCCCAGGATGATACCTGCCGGGGTCCCTCTGGCTCCATGCATCCCAGATTTCCACGCTGTATCCCTCCTGGTCCAGGGCCATCCCTACATTCAGCCATTGCTGGTAATCCAGTTCCGCCGGCTCTATGCTGTTTAAGACCTCCAACAGGTCATACTGGTTATTCTCCATGGCTTACTCCTTATCTATCAGGCACATACTCACTGGGGTTGACTCCTCTCGGTGCCCCGGTCCATCCTGCCGCTGCTATCCTGTCAATCATGTTTTTTCCTGCCTCAAAACTCCAGGTCCCCACATGCTCGAACCCGTATTTCTCAAGGCATCGAATCTGCTTCGGAGTTGTCAGACCTTCCTCCTGTCTCTTATGGAGACGGTCCAGTATCATGCTGGCCTTTCCAGCATTGTCAATATCATCCGGGAGGATACCCCGTTTCTCCAGTTCTTTCTTCTGGCTATCGGACGGCGGCGCCAGTTCCCATCCAAATGCAGGGACATATCCGGCCAGGTCCTCCGCCTGTATGCTCATCTCAAACTGCAGCGGATCCACCAGCTTCTTCTTCCGGTTCCGCATCTCACGCAGCTGCTTGGCCAGGGATTCCTCCCTTTCTGCAATTACATCCTCTGACGCCTTTTTCTCTGCTTCCTCGATGTCTACAGGACACCCGCAAGTCTCCTCCATGTTGTCGGTCATCTTCTGGGCCACTTCACGGTCTGTACAGATTAGGTCTGCCGGATGGCACAGTTCATGGCGTTCCGTGTGCCACAGGAAGTCTAAAAGCAACAGGTGTTCTTTCCCTGGATGCAGCCGGGTGCCACGTCCTACCATCTGGCTGTACAGACTCCTGACCTTGGTCGGTCTTAGCACCACAATACAGTCAACGGATGGGCAGTCCCACCCTTCTGTCAGCAGCATGGAATTGCACAACACGTTGTAATCCCCGCGGTCAAATGCTTCCAACACTTCCGCCCGGTCCTTACTCTCCCCGTTGACCTCAGCAGCCTTGAATCCTTTTTCGGTCAGAATGTCGCGGAATTTCTGGCTGGTCTTAACTAGTGGAAGAAAAACCACTGTTTTTCGGTTCTTACAATACTTTTCCATCTCGTCCGCAATCTGGTACAGGTATGGGTCAAGGGCTGTTGCAATGTCCCCCGCCTTGAAGTCACCGGACTGCATGGACACGCCTGAAAGGTCCAGCTTTAATGGTATGGTCAGCGCTTTGATAGGGGACAGGAATCCTGCCTTAATGGCCTTAGGGAGGGTATACTCATAGGCCAGGCTGTCGAATACCTGCCCCAGGTTCTGCATGTCCCCACGGTCCGGGGTTGCTGTCACACCAAGGACCCTGGCCTTATCAAAATGCTGCAGTATCTTCTGGTAGCTGTCAGATATGCTGTGGTGGGCCTCATCAATGATGATGGTGTTGAAATAATCAGCAGGGAACTGTCCCAGCCGTTTTTCCCTCATCAGAGTCTGGACGGAACCGACCACAACCCGGAACCAGCTGCCCAGACAGGACTGCTCCGCTTTCTCCGTGGCACATCCCAGTTTTGTAGCCTTGG